ATCATTTGATTCATTAATAAGAAAAGCTGAAGGATCGTTAGGTAAAGCAGGTCCTATATTAGATGAAATGAGTAAATCAACATCTGATAGTTTATCAATAGGTTATAGATTAAAAACATTTTTTAATTTTTACATTAGAAATACTAAAGGTGGTATGGCAAAAGTTAAAACATTACAAGATATGTTTAGAAACTATTATGAGGCTTTTGTACAACAAGAAATAGAAGCAAGAAAAACAGAAAAAGGTAAAGAGAAATATAGACAAGTATTAAAACAAGGTCTTAGTTTCATAGACAAAAATCAAACAGCATTATATATGTCAATCGCTTCACATGTTAGTTTACAAACATGTAAGAATACTTTAGTTTCAAAACTATCTCAAATACAAAGTATAGGTCATTTTTTAAGAACATCAAATGGTTATAGAGTTACAGCACCTGAGGGTTTTGTAGCAGTTGATAGTGGCGCAGGTGCTGTCAAGTTAGTAGATAGATTAGAATTTAGTAGAGCAAACTTTACTGCTGAAAAAGATTGGGTAAAAGGTTAATGAATTATAGACAACTAATCAGAGAAACAAACTTTGAAAAAATGTTAAATGAGGGTGTTTACGACCCAGGTATATTTAAAGCATTTTTCTTAGCAGGTGGTCCTGGTTCAGGTAAAACATTTGTAACTGGTAGTGCTTTTGGAGGTACTGGTTTAAAACTTGTAAACTCTGATACTTCTTTTGAAAGAGGTTTATCAAAAGCAAACCTTTCAATTAAAATGCCAGACGAAGAAGAATACTTTAGAAATATTATAAGACAAAGAGCTAAAACAACGACTGGTAATCAGTTAGACAAATACTTAGAGGGTAGATTAGGTGTAGTTATTGACGCTACAGGTAGAGACTATAATACAATACAAAGACAAGTTAATAATTGTAAAGTTTTAGGATATGATTGTTATATGGTTTTTGTAAATACAAGTTTAGAAGTGGCATTACAAAGAAATCAAAATAGACCTAGAACACTTCCAGAGTATGTTGTTAAGACTAGTTGGGACGGTGTACAACAAAATATAGGTAAGTTTCAATATCTATTTGGCAGATCAAACATGGCAATTATAGATAATAATAAAAGTGACAAAGAGTTAGTTACTGATACATTAAGAAAAGCCTCTAACTTTGTTAGATCACAATTAATGAGAAAACCAAATAATATAATTGCTAAGACTTGGATAGCAAAAGAATTACAAATGAAAAGATTAGGAATAAAATAATGTATTTTTCAGAAAGTATCATAGACATTCCTAGAAAAACATACGCTAAAGGTGTGTTTGATAATGCTGATACTGAAAATCCTAAATTAAAAGCTGGTGTTATTGCTATGATTAAAAAACAAATAGCACAGTTTGAAAAATATGCTCCTGTTGAAAAGTTTTCACTAATAGGTTCTATCTTAACTAAAAGATATAGAGCAGACGCAGACTTAGACATTAATGTATTGTTTAATGTACCAATTAGTGAACGTGAGCCAATGAGAAAAGCACTCGCAAAAAATTTAAAAGATATAAATGGTAAACTAATACCTGGCACAAATCATCCTATTAACTATTATGTTATTACTGATCCTGATTTAAAGAAAAAGAATGACGCTATGGCAGATGGTGTATTTGATGTAGAAGAAAATAAATTTATTAGAAAACCTGAAGGTGATACTTTTGAGCCTGAAAAATATGAAGCAGAATTTCAAAAAAGAGTTAGAGAATTAGATGTAGTACAAGGCGAATTAAAAAGAGATTTAGTTGATTATAAAGAGTTGACTGAATTATCAGATGATGATATACTAAACTTACAAGAACTAATAGGTAAAAAATTGTATGAGATAGAAGACAGTATAAAAACTTTAGTTGATATTGGCGATGAAGTATTTAAACAAAGACAAGACGCATTTGATAATGATATGTCACCAGATGAAATCAAAACTTTTGGTAAGAAACATAAATTACCTAAAAATGTTATTTACAAATACTTAGAAAAATATCATTATATGAAAATGTATAAAAAATTAAAAGATATATTAGAAGATGGTGAAATAACAGATGATGAGATTGATTCTATTGATGAAGCACCTAGAAAAACAATCGCATTTACATTTGGTAGATTTAATCCACCTACAATAGGACATGAAAAGTTAATTAAAAAAGTAAAAAGCATATCAGCAAATGATTACAGAATTTATTTAAGTAGAAGTGAAGACCCTAAAAAGAATCCTTTATCACCTAGACAAAAACTAGATGTGATGAAAAAAATGTTTCCTCAATATGCTAGTAAGATTATGATTAATCCTACTAACATGATCTTAGATATTGCTACTGATCTATACAAAAAAGGTTTTACAGAAATCTTTATGGTAGTAGGTAGTGATAGAGTAAGAGAGTTTGAAACAATATTAAACAAGTATAATGATGTTAGAAGTAGACATGGCTATTACAACTTTGATAATATAAATGTTGTATCAGCTGGCGAAAGAGATCCAGACGCTGAAGGCGCTATGGGTATGAGTGCTAGTAAGATGAGAGCCGCTGCTTCTAAAAATGATTTAGTTTCATTTAAGAGAGGTTTGCCGTCATCATTTAGAAATGTAGACGCATTAATGAAACAAGTAAGACAAGGTATGAATCTAGCAGCCTCGTATGGCAGTGTAGGACATTTTCAAGGCTATGCCTATAAACCTATTGCTAGTTTAGAACAATTTGAACAAAATCAAATTAGAGATATGTACATTAGAGAAATAGTCTTTAATGTAGGAGATAAAATTAACAACATTAAATTAAACATAGAGGGTAAAGTAGTAAGACGAGGAACAAACTATGTACTTATAGAAGATGAGAATAATAACTTACATAAGTCATGGATTTGGGATTGTTTACCTTTATCGTCTGATAAGGAGGCAATTGTGAGAGAATATAACACAAATGTAGACTATGGTTTTGAAGCAGTATCAAACATAGAAGAAGATAAGAAAAGTGGACATACAAGAAACCTGCCACAAGATAAATCAATCGGTGATAAAAAAGGTTCTCAACCTAAAAAATATTACAAAGGGTTGAAAAAAGATGTAAAAGGTAAACGTGACGATTTCTTTAAGAAACAAGATACAACAGATGATAGTCCAACATCATATAAGGCAGCTCCAGGTGATAAAGACGCTGAAACAAAAACAAGTAAACACACTAAGAAATTTAAACAAATGTATGGCGAAACTACAATGACTGAGGCTTGTTGGAAAGGCTACAAACAAGTTGGTATGAAAAACAAAGGTGGAAAACAAGTACCTAACTGTGTACCAGAATCAATGTCAGTAGAAGACGCAAAAAGAGTTGAAGGTTATATGCCCGAATCTTATGAAATTGGTGCTGATTACGCTAATCACGCCAAAGAAATTACACCAGGTGAGACACCAAATGCTACACCAGTAGATTCAAAAGAACGTGGTAAACCAGTCAAAACAACTAGAAGTATTGAGAAAAAAGATATTGAAGAATGGTCAATATCAAACGCCGTAATACATAAATATAAGGAACGTTACAAAGATCAGTGGCGTACAAAATTAGACGAAGTTGTTTATAACATGAAACATAAACTAGATAAAGATAACAACGCATAGGAGAGAACATGGCAGATATAGGAGTAATAGGTTTTACAACTACAGATTTAGCAGAGAGAAAAACGGAAGCTGCTAATAAATTAACTGAGGTTAAGGCTGAATTAGAATTGGACCCTAACAACGATTGGTTAAATAGTTTAAAAGAAGTAATTGAAAAATGGCAATCAGATAATGCCTAGAAGTTTTATTGATGATTTACTTCATAATACCCCTAACTCGGACATGTTTAAAGGTATGAAAACATTTAAAGAAGTTAAAAACAATTTACAAGAAGCAGTAGCAACTAAAACTAATTTACAGTACATTAGAGCTAAGACTGCTGGCAATAATCACTTTGAAGCAAGAAGATATATTGCTGATCAGATATTAAGAGATAAAAAATTAGCAGACGCTTATAAAGCATTAGAAGTTATACATGACACTTATGGTAGAATTATAGGTAATGACGCTGTTCAAATAAGACAGAGATTAGAAAAAATGCTTATGAGTGATTTAAAAAGAAAAGTCTCAAATTGGGATGAAATTCATTCAGCATTGTAGGAGAAAAAATGATTAGTAGATATAGAAAAACACTAACTGAATCTTTAGAAGAAGTAAAGATTAGAAGTCTTTACATGAAAGGTAAAGAAAAAGAAAGTGTTGAGGTCATAGCTAAAAAATTAGGTATGTCTATCAAAGATGTTAAAAAACTTATGGGCGAAGCGAACACTAACACTGATAGTGATAATGAAAAATCTCTTAAAATAAAATTAGATAAAGAAAAAGATACTGATAATGTAGAGAGACAATTGGCTGACGCTCTAGCTCAAGTAAAAATATTACAACAAAAATTAGAAAACGAAAAAAACAAAGCTATCAAACCAGAACCTAATCCTGATACAGGAGAAGTTCCTTTAACAATAGGTGTTGCTAATGCTGAGTTTACTAAGAAAAAAGAAAAAGAAAAAAATGGCGAAGTAAAAGAGGCAGACTTATCAAAATCACAAATTAAAAAAGTACATAAAATGGCTGATGAGTTACCTAAAAAAGATTTCAAAGACCGTTATGGTAAAGAAAAAGGTGACGCTGTAAGATATGCTACAGCAACTAATATTGTTAAGAAAAAAGAAGATATTAAAGAAGACGGTCACCAAGATGTTTCATCTTCAAAAAGAATGTGTCAAACAATCATAGAAGACGCAACACAAATTAGCCAAAAATTAAATTCAATGTCACCTGAAGATAGTTTAGATACATGGTGGACTAATAAGTTAGCAAAATCTGCTGATAATTTGAACTCTGCTAGAGATTATCTTTTAAATCCTGTTGAAGAAGAAGTAAACGAAACTGCTCAAGGATTTGGGTTAGTACAAAAAGCAAAAGAGATTGCTAAAAAGTTTGCTAATAATATGTCTAAGGCTGTGGCAGAAATAGAAAAATTAGAAAAAGGTTTATCAAATAATTCTTCAGTTAAAGACGCTTTACAAAAAGCAAATGAAAGTATAGATGAAGAAAATTTAGATGAGTTTACATCTGATATGATTAAAAGATTAAAAAAATCATATAGTACAATGCCAAAAACAATTTCACCAGAACAAGCAACAGCTCTTTCAAAACACTTAGATAGACTTGATTTAACTTCACTAAAACAATTGGCAAAAGAAAAAATACCATTTGTTACTACACTTGCTAGAAATAAAATCTACAAAAAAACAGGTAAGTTTGAAGAAGTTGAATTAGAAGAAAAAAAATTAACAGTTAAAAAAGGTGACAAAGTTAGAGAAATAAATGACTTTGAATGGCGTACTTATTCACAAATGGGATACAAATTAGTGGGTAAAGACGGAGAAGTAATGAAAGAAGATAGATTTGAGGGTGCCAGAAGTTTAGTAGAAACTATTAAAGGTTTACAAAACAAAGCTAAAAAAACAGGTATGCCTTATTCAATATTAAAAAAAGTTTACGATAGAGGTATGGCTGCTTGGAAAGGCGGACATAGACCAGGTGCTAGTCAACAACAATGGGCTTTCGCTAGAGTAAACTCATTTGTAACTAAATCCTCAGGAACATGGGGTGGCGCTGATAAAGATTTAGCGAAACAAGTAAGAGGAAAATAATGAGTAAATATTTAAAAACAAAAAATGGTTCTATTGAGTCTGCTGTATTAACTTCAGTTGTAACACCTAAAGAAGAACCTAAAGTAGAAAGAAAAGAATACAAACCAGCAACTTATCTAGGTCATAGAAAAGGGTCATTAGCTGACGCAATTGTACAATCAGTTAATGAAGGTTTATCTGCTGGTCAGAAAAAATTACCACCTGCTTTACAAAAAGCTATTCTTGCTAAACAAGGTAAGAAAAAAGATGAAGCAGCAACTCATAAAATGCCTGATGGCACTATTATGAAAGGCGCTAAGCATAAAGATGAAGTCAAAGAAGATTTAGGTAAAGAAGATGATACGGTTGTAAAAGATGTTATCGGTCAATTAAAGAAAGCTGTTAAAGCTCACGCTGGTCAAGCTAAAGATTTAGATAAAGCTATGAAGAATGAAAAACTTGAAGGCGGTCAAAAGAAATTAGATAAAGATAAAGATGGTGACTTAGACGCAAAAGATTTTGCTATGTTAAGAAAGTCTAAAAACGAAGAAGACGCTTACGATAAAGATGATGAGAAACCAAAACCTAAACCTAAAAAAGAAGATGTTTCTGACATGAACAAAAAGAAACATGCTGCTTATAAAGACCCTAAAAGAGGCGAACATGATGTAGTTGATCCTAAACCTGTTATGAAANNNACTNAAGAAATGTGGTCAAAAGCAGGTGATGATTTAGAAGAAACTCAGTCTAAAGCAAAATATATGAAAACACCATCACAAGACACTGACAGTGAAATGCCACCAGTAGAAAAGAAAAAACCTATGAAAGCGTCTTACAAAATGATGAGAGATCAAATGAAAAAAGCTGATACTGGTAGTAAAGAAACTAAAGTTGATACAGACCCTAGTATAGAGTATAAACATTAAGGATAGACATGCCGAAAATATTTTGTGATATGGACGGTGTTCTATGTGATTTTAAAAAGCAGGCTGAAAAAGTTACAGGCAAACCTATTTCTCAATGGTCTTATGCTTCAAAAGCAGAAAAGTGGGATCCTATTAAGAAAACACTAAGATTTTGGCATACTTTACCATGGATGCCAGGTGGTATCACGCTTTGGACATTCATAAAAAAACACAATCCATCAATACTATCAGCACACGTTGAAGAGGTACATGATCCTAATTGTATACCTGGTAAAACTTATTGGGCTAGAACTAAACTAGGTCTAGGTGCTGGTAAAATTAATTTAGTAAAAAGATCACACAAAGCAAACTTCGCTAAAATAGGCGGTGAGCCAGCTATATTAATTGATGATTATAAGAAAAACACAGATCAATTCACACAAAGAGGTGGTATAGGCATACATCATACCACACCACAAAACACTATTAGACAACTTAAAAAACTTGGTTTTAAGTAGTATCCGTTATAAATAGTAATACAAATTAATAAAGTGAGTACCATTAACAATAATTAACGGGAGAGAATACTATGTCAAGTTGGGGAAAAGCAGACGCTGCTTCATCAGCGCCTTTATGGGCGTGTCATTTAATTAACTTATCACCTACAAGTGGTAATAGAACTAATTTATTTGAAGACGCAACGTCAGATAATTTCATTACTGGTGTAACAATCGGTTTATTCAACTACGCTGACGGAGAAGTACCATCTGGTGCTGCTCACGCAGGTTGGAACCTAAAAGTAACAGGTTCTGGTGGTAGAGCAAACAGAGTTGTTTACACTACTTTAGTAGCATTAACAGACGCTGCTTAATAACAATATTATATAAGGGCGGAGATTAACACAGACAATCCGCCCTTATATATACTATATGAACAAAGTGATCTAGGTAAATACCTAGAGTAGCATTCCCGAAAGGGTTAACAGGAGATAAAAATGGCAGATAAGAAAATAACGGCGTTGACCGATCTAGGTGACGCATTAGCAACAGCTGACTTGTTTCACGTTGTAGATGATCCTACTGGAACACCGATCAATAAGAAAATAGCAGCTGAAGATGTTTTTAATAACATTCCAAGTTACCTTGGTTTAAAACAAGCTTCACAAGCAATTACAGCAGATGGTTCAACAGCAACAGCAGTTGACGTTACATCAGCAATCACAGAGATAAACGCAACTTCAGCGACACACGCAGGTGCTTTAGCTGATGGCGCTGATGGACAAATCAAAACAATCATTAACGTATCAACTAGTGGTACAAATAACNTAGTAATCACACCAGCTAATTTAAGAGGGTATACTACTATTACTTTGAACGCACCAGGTGAAACAGTGACTTGTTTATTTAAAAATAGTAATTGGAATGTAATCGCAGGAAATGGTTACGCTTTAGCATAATATTGATCGGAGTATATAATGAGTATTGATTTAAAATATTTAGAAAATGAAAAGACAACTTTAACAAATGATTTTGAAACTACAAAATTAAGAATTAAAGAAACTGAAAACACTTTAGCACAGTTAAAAAGTAATTTAAATGCTGTCTTCGGTGCTATTCAACAGAATGATAAAATGATTAAATTATTAAATGACAATAATAAAGATAAAGCTAAAAAATTAGTACAGGTTTAAAATGAAAACATTTAAAACGTATAGTAAAGATAAAGACCTCAATGATTTTGAGGAAGACCTTATAGGTGAAAATCAACCTAATACTGCTGACGCTATGAAAAGGCACAAAGCAGGCAAGGCAGGATTTACAGATAAGGCACATTTAAAAGCTAAAGGACTTATACCACGTGCTGATGGCACGAAAGTTAAGTCTGATAAGTACAAATAAGGAAAAGAAAAAAATGAAAACTTTTAAGCAACATATAAAAGAAGGCGGATACAAGGGTGACGCACAAGGGGTTGGCACACATGGAATGGAAAATTCTATTGAAGACAGCAACATTGGCGCTCATAACATACATGATCCTGCCGTCTTAAAAAGAGTAAACGCTTTTGTTGGCGCAATTGCTGATATGGAATATTTAAAACCACAGCATGCTGTAGACACATTAAAAGAAAAACTAGGTAGAATAGGTTTATCTTTTGATTGTGAATTAGATGGCGACAAAGGCTCAAAAACAGTTGAAGTGAAACAATTCGGCGGTAGATTTGGAAAAGATACTGACGGAACAGACGTAAATGATGATGGTATATCTCACAAAAAAGAAGGTGGTTTAAAAATTAAATTAGACCATGAACTTTTACAAAACGGATCATCTAAAGTTTACGCTAAATTAGTGTAATAGATGTTCAAAGAAATAACCAAAGATAATTGGCTTTTGTTTGCTCAAAACAGCTATGATAATCCTACTCTCTCAAAAGAAGTGGAGTTTTATGATGATATTAAAAGATTCAAATATCTAAAAAGGTTATTTAGAAAGTATCAGATCACAGGTAACATAAAAGTTAGACTTGTTGTTAATCATGTGATTGTGTTACAAAACGTTTTTGGTGTTGAGGCTGCTGTTACTTTATTATTATTTAAAGTAGAAAAACAGTATTGGTCAATATTAAAAACTATCTTAGATTATCTAGGATATTTGTATACACACGAACTTTCAGATATACAAACTGACTATCGTATAGAAAGACTGTTAAAGGAACTGTAATGGCAAATAGAGTAGTAGATTCGTTAATAACTTATAGAGTTGTTAAGTTGTTAGTAACACCTTTTAATAGGCAAGAAGCCTATAAAGAAGGTATTATTGATGACAAAGGCAAGACTTTAATTAAGTTTAAAAATTTAACGACTGAAAGACAAAGACAATCTTATACCTTTTTACATAGATTTATATTTAATTTAAAAAGAATATTAGGTAAAGTAGGTTTAGGTGGTCGTCTAGGTTCTTTTGCTACTGCCTTAGCATTATTAATAAAAGAAAACAAAATTACTGAACAAGAAAAAATATTAATTGAAGGTGCTGTTGTTTCATATTTAAAAGATATTAAACAATATGACACTTTATTGAAAGAAGAAGGTGATGTTTTAGATATAAAAAATAATGCATACTGTACTTGTTTCGGTATTGAAGTTTTTGAAAAAGATGGAGAGTTTTACTCGGAGAAAGAATATGCCAAAACATTATAAAGAAATGATAGACGAAATCATTAATAAGATGGACGAAGACGCACCAGCTAATAACGTTGGTAGTGGCAATGTTGACATGGCTCCCAATGCTGCTGTATCTCACTCACCTAAAATGATGAAAAGAAAAAAAGAACAAGGTGATGAACAAGAAAAAATTAAAAAGAAAATTGGTAATTTAATAAAAACTAATGAAGACACAAACAACATTATCTTAAATCAAATTAATATTGCTTTAGACAAAGCTGAAACTAAACTAGATGAAAAAGTTTATGGCAAAACTGAAATAAAAGTTGAGCCTCAATATAAAACATTTAGGGACAAATACAATGCCTAAGTCATTTAAAGAGTATGAAGAAATAGATAAACTTTGTGAAGAGTGTATCTTTGAACATGAGCTTGAGCCTTTAGAAGAGGCTGAGTATCAAGGTAAAAAAGTAAAATTGAACGACCCTATTAGAGGTGGTTCTAAAAAATTTTATGTTTATGTAAAAGATGGTGACAAAATAAAGAAAGTATCATTTGGTGATACAACTGGTTTATCGATCAAAAGAGACGATCCTGCTAGACGAAAGTCCTTTAGAGCAAGACATAGATGTGACACACCAGGACCAAAAACTATGGCAAGATACTGGTCATGTTATCAGTGGAGAGCTGGCGCAAAAGTAAATAATTAATGAAAACTTTTAAAGAATATATGAACACTATTGGTGGTGTTAGACTGAGTGGTCCGTCTGATAATATTACACCTATGGCTAGTTTAGGCGATAGACCCCCTAAGGGTCAAGGCGCTAAATATAGTCGTGGTGTTTATGCCGCTTATTCTACACAAGCACCTGGTACAATGAGACCTTTTTTAACTGCTAATAAAGCAACTGCTAAGATGAAAGATCAATTAGATCAGTTAAAGAAAAAACTTAAATCATTTAAAGATAAGGCATTTAGAAAAACAATGTCAACAATTAAATCACCTTTGTTTGCTGGAGAAGACGCAAACAGAGTACCTAGAAAGTCAGGTCAAAAAGCTGGCAGTGATAAACATAGTGATCTATATACAGACGAAAACCCTAAAGGTACAATACACGGTCTTGGTTTTACAGATGGCGCAAAGGCTAGACAATCTGTAAGTAAGATTAAAGGGTCAGGTAAAACACACGCACATAAAATACAAGCGGCAATCGCTATGTCACAAAGAGCAAAAGTCGCTAGTCAAAGAGCAAAAGATCCTCAAAAGAAAAAAGATTTGGGTCAAGCTCATAAAGTATATCAAAAATTTATAGATACAAATAAAAAGGACAAGTAATGGAAATATTAATAGCATTAGCGATGAAATTTTGGCAGTGGTCATTATTAATCGTATTAGTGATAATCGGTTTTATTATAAACCTATTAGACAAAAGAAAAAGCAATATCAAATTTCACTATAAAGGTATGCCGGAATTATCACCTGTGCCAATCAAAACAAAAGGCAAAGGTTTTTGGAAAGGCATAGCTATGTGGTTATTATCAACTAGAAATTGGGTGTTAGTTGACGATTGGAAATATAATCTAAATGGTAATGAGTATGTAATACCAAAAGGTTTTCAATTTGATGGAGCTAGTATACCTAAATTTTTAAGAACATTTTTCTCACCAGTTGGAGTATTATTAATTGGTGGATTAGTACATGATTATATGTACAAGTACACGGCATGTAAGCCGTCAAAAAAAGGTTCACTTCTAATTGTAGATCAAAAGATGGCAGATCAAATCTTTAGAGATATTAATATAGAAGTAAACGGTTTCTACTTTATGAACTACTTAGCATATTGGTCACTAAGAATAGGTGGCTTTGTTGCTTGGAACGGTCATAGAAAAAGAAACGCTAAAATCAAGTAAAGGAGTAAAATTATGAATTGGATAAAAGAAAGAGCAAAAGAAATGTCAAGTTGGTCAGGCGCTAGTCTGATTGTTCTTGGCGGTTTAATCATACTAGGCGGTCCGTTTGTGAACATATTAGCTTGGGCAGCTGTGATATGGGGAATTGTTTCCGTTTGTAAGAAAGACTAATTTATGTTAGGATTTAGATTATTTTTTATAGGAATACTCGCCAGTGCTGTAATAGGTGCTGGCGTGTATGTTATGAAGTTGAGAAGTGATAATGCTATTTTGAAAGCAAATGCCGTCAAAATGGAATCAGCAATCGCTGATCAGAAAACACTTATAGAAAATCAAAAGAAAGACTTTACAGATATACTAAACGCTAACAAAAAGATGAATGAGTTAGTGAATATATTGAAGAAAGACTTGACAGATTTAGATAAAAGATTTAATAAAAAGAATAGAGATGTTGGTAAGTTAGCCATACAGAGAACTGAATCTATTGAACGAATAACTAACGGTGCTTCAGCACTG